TGCAGATTAGTATTGTCTCCAAGATAGGTGTATAACTCATTAATAACATTGTTGAGTTTAATAGCACCATCTCTTAAGGTATCACCAGTGCCATCGTTTGCCGATACACCAATGTTAAGATTTTGCTTAGCCATAGCGGTGGGGTTTTTCTACAGTTTTATTTATGTGAGGTCGAACTCAAAATTAGTCAAGTCAAATCTAACGTTCGATGTAGTGAAGTCGGGATTGTTATTATCCCTATCAAAAGGAACGGCGGTCATATCGTATCGTCCTATATTACTATCCCATTTTAAAACACCTGATGTATCTGTACCACTGGTTCCACCAGTGACAGTTAAGATACTCAGATTAGATGCTAGAGGTGAGTTTAGTGCCTGTTGAGATTCACCAACAGGACCTATTAGCACTACTCTATATCTATAACCAGTCATATAAGATAGTGCTACCAAAGTGTAAGTATTTGAAGTAGCACCAGTAATATTAGACCAAGCAAACCCACCATCAGTAGAGACCTGCCACTGATAATTTATAATTCCTGCTTGCGGTTGGACTTCTGCCAGAACAGTGAATGTTTGTGATCCACCGTTAGCAATAGTTGCATTGGTCGGTTGACTGTTAATAATAATATTGGGTGGTTCAGTATCATCACCACCACCTGAATCTCCTCCTCCACTAGATGACTCTTGTTGGATACCTTGGTTTGCAGGAACATTAACCTGCTGTTTTGATACTAAACCAAAGATGAATGGAAATTTAGGTTCATAACTCATATCTGCGATCACAGTACCGATCGCATTGTTCGCCATACCTGAGTGATTCAGGCAATAGTAATATAGATTTGCAGGTGCATCTTGGGGTACTGTAATTACAGTTTTAGCACCCGCCTGCCCAGGAGTTCCAAAATATGTTACTCCTGAATTGTATTCTGTACCTAGGTTCCAAGGTCCGTTCAAGGTTGCTGAGATACGAATATTGTGTGAAGCGTTTGAGGGATCTGACTGATCAAATGTATAGGTAGAACCTTTGGTAAAGGTTATGTCAGGATATAAAACGCCATCAAGTCTGTATTTGTTGCCATCACTTTCTGCACTAACAGTGACAACATAAGTCTTATCATCCGAAAGATCGTCGTGAATCGACATAAAGTACGCAAAGGTACCATTCGGAAACTCGGGAGTATGACAATAACGCCCGTTATATGCATCAAGATTTCTTCCAGTTATATCAGCATTGTATTCATAGTCTTGAATAAATGCACCTTTAGGGTATGTTGAATCATATGCAGGTCTATTGACAGCAATCTGATCACGCATCTTATACCCTGTGACCATAATTTTAACCGCTGATGTATTATCAGTCGGGTTATCATATCCATATGGTCCGTAAATAGGATACCCGTCAAAGCAAAAACCGATGATCTTAGAGTGACCATCAGGGTGACGCATATTGTCACTTTGATATTGAGTAGAACCGTAGTAATCATTATAGTTTGACATTACCTGATTTGCTTTCCAGCAGTTCAAGAAATGCGAATCACGATAATGATATTGTCCTGTGGTTTCAGGATAACCTCCACAGTTGTCTTCACCAAAGTCAACAGCAGTGTTTGTTGCTGATCCAACCCAGTTAAAACCCTGTGGTGGAGTGCCATCTGGACCACCTGAGGCATTGTAGATAGCAACACCGTTAGCACTGATACCAACGATCCCTACAGGAAGTGTTCCTGAAGCAACTGTGTCATCTCCACCTCTATATGTAAAATTATGTGAGAAAGTATATGATGTAATTGTATTAGAATTATCACTATTCGGGAAAGTACCAGAAAGCACAGGCGTTGGAAGACCATTACCTGTGATAGTCAGAACATCTGTTACTGCGTTGTACTGTCCGTTTGCTGCCATTAGTCTATTTCAGAAAGGTTATATTCACAAATCATCGCAAAAGTTTGCTTCTTTAATGAATCCAGAAACAATTGCTCCTCAGCGGGACGAGCAGGTGATCCTGGCCACATTCTTATCGAGTAATCTAAATGGGAGTAGAGCATCCGAAGAGCGTCTATTCCCATCTTTAACTCGCAATAGAATCCTTCATCTTCCATTATTTAGTTATCGTCGAAGATTTGGTCTGGTGTGAAGTTGTCAACAGTAGTTGCTCCTATGTTAATTGTAAGAATTGCAGCGTTAGAAAGTGTTGGTGTTGCTCCAGCAGCGGTGAGTCCACATCTGAATTCATCTCCACCATCTGCCTGTGTAGTAGCAGGAGAAGTGAATGTAGGAGATGTAGCACCATTGACGTTATTCCAGTCACTCTCACCGTAGTTCTTCTTCTGCCACTGATAGGTTATTGATCCACCAGCAGGATTAGTAGACGCGATCACGGTGAAGGATGCCACCTGACCTTGGTTAACGGTTGTGTTAACTGGTTGTGATTCAATGACGATTGCTTGCTCACCCTGTGCCTGATCTTGACCTGGAGGAACGTAGTTTGGATCATAGATGTCGATACCACCGTTGACTCCAACACCTGAAGGTGCGAAGAAGTTATCAGGAACAGTGGTGTTCACATTGATTGTTGGTTGTGCATAACCTTGACCTGCGTTCTTCACGTCAACACGTGCAAGACCAACAAGTGCCTTGATGCGTGCACCAAAACCTGAGGATGAAATCACATCCACGTTAGGACGTGAATCGTAACCATCACCAGAGTTTGTAAGGATTGCTTCTGTAACACGTCCTTTCTCGATGATTGCAAGAGCGTCTCCATTACGTCCCTTAACAGCACCCGAATATTCGAATGTGATTAGTGAGTTAGAAGATTCAATTAGAGCAACCTCTCTAGTCTCGTCCTCACCTTCGATCTGTAGGATGTCACCTGATTCGATTGGAGGAACAACGGTTGCCGCGATAACGTCAACGTCAGAACCAATGTAAGAGAAGGCGACGAAGGTTGAACCTGCACGAGGAACTTCAGAGAAGATGATTCTAGAACCAACGATCTCGAAACCAATTCCAGGTTCCTGAATAACACCGTTCAACTGACAGATGATATTGTTTTCAGGGAGGATAGTGTTGGACTGTACACCATCAGTTAGTGTAAGTGAGTAGAACACACCACCAAGTTTCAAGTTGAAGGAGTTCCTCAAGGAGTCAAAGTCGAATGAGATGTCATCCAACTGTCTCAACTTACCGACGTACACACCGTGGAATGTAGATCCAACAGCAGGTGCTTCAGTGAATTGGATGTTGTCAGAGAATGCTGTGTAAGCGTTGTTACCACCAGGAGGTTGGAGGATACCATTCACGAAGATCATCATATGACCTGCTGGATCTGGGAAGTATGCAGTACCGTTTTCTTGTGTTAACTTGAAGTTCTGCTGAACACCATCAAATCCTCTGAAGAATCTCTTCACACGCCCGCGTAGGGTCTTAGCGACTGAACACGCTGCTCTGAATCCTGCATCACCAATGATCTGAGCATTCTTGAGGAATGTACCAGAAGTATCACCAAGGTGAATAATCAAGCGAAGACCGATTTGTTGGATCTTCTCAATCTTACCGTAGGCAGATGTTGTGGTGATATTGACCTGTGTAATACCAGATGTATAAACAGATGGGAAGTTAGATCCAGGTGGAATCTTAGCAAGTTGATATGCTGAGTCGTTTGCGATAGATGAAAGGTTATCACCGATACTTACGAAACGTCCAGTCTCATTTGCTAGGAAGATTGTATTGTTATCAAGGTCGTGTTCAGTAACAACGAATGTGTGACCAACAGACTGACCTGAGTTTTGGAGTTGTAGAACATCACCAACTTGGAATGTATCAGTAACACCAGTGTCAGTAATCAATCCTGCGTACACGAAGGAAGTAATTTCAGTGGAGTGGATGTATTCACCAAATCCAGGAAGGAGTGTGAATGCTTCAACTTCGATAATCTGATCGGTAACAGAACCGTAGATAACATCGTTAGGAGCAAATTCTCCAACAACAGTTTCAATGTCGTAGGTAATTCTACCTGATTGGTTATCGACTAGAGAACCATCATTGTTTCTAACGATAAGGGCGTTTGCTTTACCTGTATCTTCCTTAGAATAAAGGATGTCAGTAGCAATAAACTCACCTTGCTTGAAGTTGACCAGTGCTCTATCGTGAATTCCTGCATTCACAGTTGCAGTTGCACCTGTTGTGATTCCTTCGATATTGTCAGAAGCGATGAAATCACCACCTGTCATCTCTACCTTGATGTAAGTTGAGTTGTCAGTTGCGATAATTTTACCAGTGTTTGCTGAAGCACCAGTCTTAACAATCATCTCTCCGTTAGTGAATGGAGTTCCACTACTTGTAACGGTGATAGGAAGGTACTTAACCTTGTAGTTAACAGCAGCGAGGTTATCTTGAATTCTGATAACTTCAGCATATGCACCTGATGATGTTCCGTAGAATATATCA